GTAGATGGTAGACGTTTCAATGTCCAGGACACGTCGCATTTTGGCAATTTTGGACACCATCAAGAAGCTTCATGCTTAGTCTAGACCGGGGAGGAACTCCCTTAGGGTCTGCGTGTGTGCCACGTGGGCAGTCTGCACACCCAGCCCGAGCCTAGTAAAGCCAGAAACCAGTGGATAACAGGCAGTGGTTCAATCCAAGACCACAATTTTCGGATTCCCATCCTTGGATGCCGGTTCTGGAGAGGAATCAATCCTCTCCAATAAATTCACGAACAGCTTGGTCATCTTCTACATCAACGGGTACCTCAAACCCTAAATAGTTGTAATGGCCAGCATCACCAATGGAATCTAAGTAAAGTACAGCAACGAATTCTGGACGTTCATCAAGAATGTTTTGTGGCAACCTGTTCTTCGTACCATTTGTTTCACATCCCAAAGCCAAACCAAAAGTTTCCCATGCAAAGTTCTGCAGTGTAACCCAGTCAAAGTTTTTATCCCAGTCGGGCATATTTTCTCTGACATCTGGGTCAATCTCCCGAAGAATCAGTTCATGAAGATACTCAACGCTAGGGCAAATTTGCATGTGGGTCCAGATAAGACCCCTCAATGCCCTAACACCGCAAAGTAATCCAGACCCACTGACATTGATCCTACGTTTAGTAGAAGTGTCTGGTGGACTATCAAGCTTTGTACCCACAATGATTACATCATCGGGTGGTAAAGAAGCTTGAGATTTAGGACTATCTGGTGTGGGTTCGTAAGGCTCAGGAGTAAACAAAACCTGATCCACATCAAGATCCTCCGCCAACCTTGGACCAATAGTGTCCAACATTGGATCTGATCTCCTAACACTCAAACCATCAAACCACTCTCTGAGTGGCTGACCAGTACTGAAGGCTTTTTCAAGAGCCTCCAAGAAACCTGGCCAAGTTTGTGTTGGTAGTCGATCAAACAAAAGAAGACCTTGATCCGTGCCATCAGGTAATGATGATAAGACATATTCGGGGAAAAATTTTTGTGCTACTTCAGACACGGGTGATAAACCCTTTATAAAGTCTAAAGGAGTATGGATTATTGGTTTCAAATCAACATCCATCACATGAATTTGGATGAAAACCCCAGAAACAGTCCGACCAGTCCTACCACGACGTTGTTTTAACGTTGCCTCAGATAAAGCATAAAAAGACACATCCACCTGATCACTAAAAGTACGCTTCCCGGGATCGGGGTCCGTGCCTTTAGTGTGAAAATTAACTTGGATGTCATGTGTTGGTGTTATTACAAATTGTACATCTGGTATTGTCAGGCCAGCATCTGACACAGATGTAGAAACATATACACTAGCATTTGGATCAATGTCTTTGTCTTTCGAAGACAACAGACAGACCCTTTTATTAATTGAACCAGCAATTTGCTCAGCATTTTTACGTGTTGGGACAAAGATTAAAACCTTCTCAAAACTGACCCGATTATTGGCAAACATAGAGCAGTACTTCATATAGTCGGTCATAGAAAACACTTCTTTTGAGGCTTCTGTGACTTTAAACTGATTTACAGATGGCAACCTAAACACTTGGGGTAAACCCTGAACAGGTGTTGCGGTTACACACATTGATAAACCAGGATATGACTTTAGAATATTACGTGCCACTATGTATGTGGGTTCATCAAGATGGGCCTCATCTAAAACAAGGTAATTGTTGGGATCTCTCAACGTAGGGTTCAAAAGATAAGACTGGACTGTTGTATAAATAATCCGGTCTTCAGGTTTGAACTTGTGTCCTTCAGTGCAAATACCAACACCCTGTGAAGGGTATAAGGCTTGCATGTAAGAACCCACACCAACGCAAACAAGATGTCTAGGTACGATTACGACCACACGTTTCTTAAGAGCCAGCTGCATTCTCATAATTAATCTAGTTGACTTACCAATACCAGTTGGTGCGTCTAAAGTAAAAGAACCTTCATATCCAGGCTGCTGTAACTCCAATTTTGTGTCAAAGGGTTGAAAATCTATAGATCCACTAGGAGATATATAAGCAAAAACCCAAGACAGGAATCTAGCAAGGAAGATAGAAGGAGAAAGAAGGTCAAAATTGACTGGAGTCACAGGCAGTTGAAAATGAACATGTGAGAGTAAGTAAATGATAACTAACTCCCAAACATGTAATTCTAGCTCAACTATAATTTGTGACACACGGCCAAAAAGGATAAATACCGCATTGACATAGAAACTGTCAAATATGCGGATCAAATCAAAAATGTTGAAAAACCTTCGTTTGGTAACCCATCTAGTTAAGATATTGTAGAGGTAATGCCGAGTGGCTAAAACCCCATAATTCTCATCCTGGATGGTCAAGGTATCATTTCGAAGAAAACTGTAATTGGTCCTGGCCAGCAAAATTTGTGCTGTCGCAGGATCAGATTGAACGCCATTTGACATGGCAACATAAGTAAGAGGCCAAGACAAATTTTTGCTTGCCTTCCTCTGGATCCAATCAGCCCAGATCGTATTTGTATATCTTGGAGACAACAGAGTTGGGAAATCAGAGATCCAACGGACAAACCTATCAAAGGGATCCGCTGATTCTGTGACGACGATCAACCTGTCATCATCCTCTGTTTCAATGGTGGAGTCCTTATAAGGAAAAGGTTCTCCAGAGTACCATTGTCTAAGTACCTCATTATAAGTAGGAGGTGTGTGTAATCGTTTGAGAGACCTGTTAGTGTCGACGCAGAATTTGCGTGCACGAAGATAGGCTCTCTGCGCTTCTCTAGCACATTGATCATACACCTCTTTTTGATGAGCACATAGATACAAATAAGATAATAGGGCATCATATGAAGCCAAAGGGTCACGAGCCTCTTTAGAAGTCAGGGCTTGGCCCTTAATTTTGCCAATCAACCGTTCAGTGTCATGAAAGGTTGCAAAGAGTAGAGGTGCTGTGACACCAGCTTTTTGTAACTCAGAGACTATATCTGGAGTCAAAGGTAATGGTTTCTTAGATAAGAAGGAAAACTTGAGTGACTTGGCATCAGTGTATTTACCAGCTTTCAGATTTGCTAAAGTTGGTAGATAATCTTGACCAGGTGCTTCATCTCTCATTATGGTCCCAATTTCAGACATCCTGGCAATCATACGTCCAGGGGTCCAGCCAAACACAGGGTCATATCCTAAGACATGATCATCCCCAAAGTTTGCTAAAGTGTTGAAATTGAAGAATTCCTTGGCCCTAAGTCCAGTCTCACGACGCCATGCCCAAAGATAGTTAACAACTAGAGCTAGGGAATTATCAGGTGTCGTTGCACTGTGACCAGTTGTAAAACCTTGATGTTTCTCCGCGATGTCTCCAAAGTTTTTAAAACCTAGAGGTTGGTCTCTAAGTTGTAAATAGGACAAATCTATTAGTTGACAGATTTTGTCGTATTGGTCCCGATCCAGATGTGAGTATCCCCGCTTTCTGACAGCGGCGATCAACCTTAAAACGACAGGGGCCTGTGTCGAGTCAAAGGCAGTCATGTCACCAGCGAAAACCTTCTCATGCGAAAGAAGGGATGACCAGAGTCTGTTGAAATTTTGCCCATTAATAGGCATTCCAACTTTCATAGGTGTCTCCCAGACTGCATAGTTGTGGTTTGGCTGGTAATTAAAGACAGTTGTCATCACATGATGGGTGAAAGCAGACCCAACAACTGTCCGAACAGAACGTGATAAAGCTTTCTTTAATTTTAGGGTTTCCCATTTTGTGAAAACAGGCGCAGGCAGAACCATTCTAGAGGCGTTGTAAAAGATCTTCTCCCATCTGTTAAGGAAGGCTTTCTTACCACCCATGGCCTGAATGACTTGGGCTCGAGTGGCTTGAACTAGTCTTGCACCTTTTCGAGACCCAAAACCAAAACCCATATTAAACTTCTTAACCCAGGCTCTATATACATCCTCAAAGCTTGTAAGCCTAGAATCAGCATACTGTGCTTTAACAGACTGATATAAGTCCTCGGCTAAGATGTCAAACTCTTCCATATCATCTAGTGTGTTACCGGTAAAGTAACGAGCAGTACTTGTGATCTCTTCTGCAACACCGGTAAAAGTTGCAGAGTGTATATAACCAGGTATCTCAGGATAGAAGTCAGAAGGAAGCCAGCTTCTTAGTGTTGTCTTGACAGTCCTGAAACCCAAAGCAAAGTTTGAAGTCCCCATCAACCAGTTCTTCCAAGATCCCCATTCAGCCAGATAAGCTGAGGATTCTGGTCTGGTCAATGAGTCAATGAAGGATTGATCTACTGGGAAACCCATTTCCTTCATCACAACATATGTGGATCTGATGCTCTCAAGATCAGGTGGTTTATAAGCTGCCTGGATAAA